TTTTAAGCCGTTAGGGATGTCAGTAGTTAGAAACCAGTTACCTGTATCAGTTAGATAATGGTTAACCGCGTATCCGCCGGGAACCACACCGTTGCTAGCGATAGCATTGATGTCGTTATCAGCAGTACCAACACGGCCTTCAGTTTCTAACAAACGAGTAGCAACGAACTGTAAGTCAGATGGGATAATCATCTTCTTAGGACGAGCGGCGATTTTCAAGCCACGTTCGTCAGTCCACTTACCAATCTGGATAACTGCATTCTCAAGTGAAGTTTCGTTAAGGTCAACGTCACCACCACTGTTTGAGTTAACACCACCAGATACTAACGGGTGAGAAGCGTTTACTAAAGTAACGCCGTCGCCGTAAGTATGGTCAGTATCAAACGCATTGTTTAATACCGCAGCAGCTTTAACCTGCTTGGTGTACGCCATAGCGCGAGCTAATGCTTTAGTGTAACGACCTGATAAAGAATCGTACAAGTTATCTTCAATCGCTTCTTCAGTGATTGAGAAACCCATAGCAACAGTTTCGTGCGTGTAGCGTGCAGTGAATGCTTCTTGCGTTGTATCGTATTCGATAGATGCGCCTTCAGCCTTAGTGCCTGCTGCGCCGAAGCCAGACAATTTAGTTTCTTCCTCAAACGAGCGGTCAGAAGTCTCTGATTCAAAGATTTCTTTATGCTCTTCACCGTACTTGGCATACTCTAAACCAAATAAGGCGTTAAGGCCGGGTAATAGCTCTTTAAGGAGCTGGGATCTTGAAATAGCCATGATTTAATATCCTCTTAAGACGTAACGTCGCCGTTAGCGAAGGCATGAAAATTGCCGTTAAATTTAACCAACAAGTCAGTGTAAGTGTCGCCCACTTCTGACTCACCACGATCACTAAAACCAACAATCTTAAAGCCCGCAGTTGTATCTACTGCTGTAGCATCTACTGCTAGTGTTGATTTACCAGTAGTAGTACTTACGTCGTCAGTATCTGGAGTGGATGGGAAGAACGTATTACGCCCCAAGAAAGCCTGTGCAACAGTTCCGTCAGCTTGTGCTTGGAAAGTTACGCCCGGATCAACTACAACGTAAGCAATGATGTCAGTGCCAGTTGGAGCCACAGTGCCAGCAGGGTAGCGCTGGTCAAAAACCAACTGCCCTTGAGCATTAATGTATTCACAACCAACAAAAACACCTAAAGCGCCGCCGTAGCAACAGCAGCAAAGTTGTTAGCGTCGTTTGCACTACCTGTTTTAACAGACAATTGAACGTAGCCGTCTTTTAAAATAACAACAGAACCAAAGCCCATTTGCACGGCGTAGCCTGCTGGGTTGATTTTAAATGCGTCACGCGCACCACAGTATGGTGAGCCGTCAGCGTTCTTTACGGGAACTAGCCCGTATGGGGAAGCTGTAGTAGCCATTTTAGAATTCCTCTAAAAAATTAAGTTTAGTCTATTTAGCCTTGGCCAAATGAGACATTCGTTTTCCTATCATTAAAGATAGGCATTCTCGGATCGTTTTCACGCATCAAGTTGTTATCCACTGCTGACATCTGATTCTTAGTCTGCTCGGCGTAATATGCTTTACGCTGCTGGATCATCTCAGAAGGCATCTTGCATAGCATCAGACCGCCAATTACGATGTTATCTTTGAACTTATCGCTCTCAGTAACAACCATTGTAATCTCGGGGTGAGCTTCTGCTTTAACGGGTTCCCAACCTTCACGCAATTTTGAGTTAATGTTACCGGCGTCGGTTTGACCTAACGTACTAATACGAACCCACTTAAAGCCATAACCGGGTTCCGGCGTAGGCATAGGTAGTAAACTTGGGGCTTCCCATTGTTTAGGTGCCGCAGTTTTCTCACGGGTTTCTTGGTCGCGTTTGATTCTATTATCAGCCATGTTACACATTCCTCGTTGATTCTTTCGCAATTTGACTTGCGTACTGTTCTAGGGTTAGACCTAAACGGCCTGCGAGTTTGATTTGTGTTGCATTTAACCGCACCTTTTTAGGCGCAGCACTCCGCGATGCGGACGCAACTACATTAGCTCGTTTTTTGGATTTCTTAGCATCCTCGAAGTTATCGGGGAAGAGTTGCCTGACGCGAGAGTTTATTCTCTCGTAGTACTTGTCGCTGGTAGGGTCGAGACCCTCTTTGACTAATTTAGTATGCAGCCCGAGTGCATAGCTGGTCATTTCGTCGTCGTTACCGAACCAAGCGTTGGCTTCCTGCCACTTCGCTGCACGTTCGTCAACCACGGGTGCGGGACTATTGTCTACGGAATTTACACTAGCTTCTTGAGCTTGTAAAGGCTCTGGCTTAAAGTTTTTTACTTTATCGGCCTTTATCTTTGCAGATGTTAACTTTTCCTGCGCTTCCATGACTTTTTCGGAGTCTCCCGACTCATACGCGTCTTTATACATCCTTTTAGCTTGTAACACTTCAATTGCTGTGTTCCGCTTAGCCTGCTCTAGTAAAACTCCTTGTTTTTTGTCGTTATCCTCTCGCAGGGATTGGTTTTCAGCAGCCATACGTTGTGCTACGGCTTGTAGTTCCTTTCGCTCACGTTCAGACGTTTCTTTAGCCCGGCGTTCAGCGTGTACTTTTTTCTGGATTTTGTTAATCCGTTTTTGGACTTTATTACCGTAGCTTTCAAGTTCTTCTTCGGTAACATCGTCGTCGCTTGCCACGTCAATAGGGTCGTCTTCGACTTCCTCTACTTCGATTTCGTCGTCGTCATCTTCTTCAACTTCTTCAACTTCGACTTCTTGCTCCTTTTTATAGTCTTCTTTAGTTTTCTTACCACTAATGTCAATCTCTACAGAGCCTGACTCTTCGATCTCAACTTCGCTATTATCGTCGTCCTCACCTTCATGAGGGAATTCAAACTTAACTTCTTCAAAAGGCATGATGTTCTCCTATATATAATCGTTAGAGTGGCCTTGTTGATAGTTATTGTGTGTTTTCTGTTAAAACAATAACCACATTACTCAGATTCGGTTTTTCATGGTGCGCAGAATCTTTAAAATCGGCTGGCGGGTTGTTTCTATGCTCTGGGTTGGAGTACACAACAGCTAAATTTAACGACTCCAGATGATCTTTGATTTCTCTCAATATTGAGCTTTTACCTGTTTGTGTTGAACCTGTAACACTGATTGAAATAGTTTTCATGATGTTCTCCTTACGCGTGCGTGATGCCACGAGGGTCGCCAATAACGGCCTCAATGGAATCATCGTTCATTAAACGGTACTCTTTACCAGATACAGTAAAGCGCGTTCCGGTGTTCATACGAAACATTACGTAGTCCCCGACTTTGCACCATGGTTCACCACTAAATCGGTCTTTGTCGGTATAGGCTTGTTCGCCCATATCTATCACAATGCCCATAATGGACATAATGTACTCACGTTTAAGCACGGAATCAGTCTTAATAAGACCACCTTCGTACTCAGCTTCTACTTCAGGTAGTGCTACCAGCACACGATAGCCTACAGGTTTAGGGAGTTGCGCCTCGAAAAGCGCTTCTTCCTGTTCTTTCCGTATGTGCGGAGGCACAGCGAGGATTGAATCAGTCATCATCTTCTTCCAAATAGTTTTTAGCGAGGTCTTCGATATGGTTTAGACAGGCATCGTATCCTCGGGTTTTACCTGTTAGTTCCCTGTATTCAGCGAAGTCTTTAGCTCCGCCTCCACAGAGAAATTCTTGCAGAGAGGCTTTATCCTCTAAGATTTTGTCACGCAGTACGTCAAATACTGTTTTAGCCATTACTTGTCACCTTTTGGGACTTTGGGTGTGTTTTGTAGGGATTCAAATAAAGCCGAACCCCGCATTTGCTTATCCGCTTTCTCTAGTTGTTCTTGTTTTCTTAGGTCAAGGTCTAATTGAGTGTTGTCCTTGCGGCGTTGCGCGGCTTGCCCTGCGCCTGCTTTACGCTCGTCTAACTCCAACTCGGCTTGCTCTATTTGAATTTTCATCTCAGCTAACTTGGCATCTAGCGCTAGTTTCTGCTGTGCGAGCTGTGCGTCAGTCTGATCTTTCATAGTCTTGCGTTGAGCTTCAGCTTGGGCTGCTTGCGCATCCATCTGATCTTTCTGCATCTTACGCTGACCATCTTGCTGTTTGATCTGCATCTCTTGCTGCTGTAGCTGGAACACAGGGTCTTTGGCTTGCTCTTGCGATTTCTTCTGTGCTTGCTCTTGCTTATTAGCTGCTGTTACCTGTCTTCCTGCCTCAGATACTAAGCGAGCCAAGTTGACTTCAATGTCTTCTGGCAACTCAGAATCAGGTGCGGGTAATGGAACACCAAGTTTTTCTTCAATCTTCTCTCTATATAAGAAGGCTGTGTGTTCAGCGATATGGGCTTGGATAGAAGCCGTAATCTGCTTAGCTTGCGGGTTTTGCCCTATAGCTGCGGCAATGAAGGGGTCTTCAAGGAACGCTTGGTGTGCTGCGATGTGTGCTTTATGGTCTTGGTAAATAAACGCCTTAGCAGGGGTTCCGACCAACATAGCCATGTTTTCACTAACTGGGTCTTTCGGTGTGGCTTTGTCCGAAGACGGTACTAGCTTTTCAGCGTTCTTTACGCCTAACACATCTATCATCTGACGATGTAGTTCCGGTAGGTCGTATATCTGTGGCGCTTGCGTAGACATCTGGAGGACTGTCTGATACTGGACAACACGTTGTGCCATGGTTGTGTTGTTAGGATCACTTACAGGGATGACCTCAGTCATCTCGTAGTCCGAGCGTTTAGCTGATACTTCCCCACGGTGCGGCTGGTATTCATACTCGGCAGGTGCGTGTTCCGCCATAAGCTCTTTAATCAGCTTAAACTCTTGCTTCATGGAGTAATGCACACGTGCTTGCACCGCAGCCATAGGCTTAAGCGTACGTTCTAGTATCGCAAGAGTCGTGCCAACTGGAGCGTTAGCGGACATATCTGAGATGTCCATATCTGCGATAGCGCCTAGGCGACGGCCTTCGGTAGTGATCTTGTCTAGTAACGCTAGTAGTGTCTGACTAGGTTCTTTGTACGGTAGCGGCATGATGTTGTCGCGGATCGCACCTGACGGCACATCGACATCCTTCCACTCCCCCGGCTCAATCGGCGTATCATCACCCTTAATACGTAACCCGCGAGCCTTTAAACCGCCCGGCAAATTAGACAATGTACCAGCGTCAACCAACTGACGGATAAGTGACGTACCTGCGCGTGCGTAGCCCCCAATGATATGGATTAGACCCATACCGTAAAAACCAAAGCCCGGAACGTAGTTGTAGTGTACGAAGTGGTTACGCTTAATATATAAGTCGTCTTCCGCTTCCTCGTCCCAATTGCGGCGTATAGCTAGTATTTTGCCTGTGCCCTGCTCTATGGTAACTA